AGTTGCTCGCATTATGCCTGAGTTAGCAACTTTTATGCATTGCATGGCCGCATAAATATGCACTGCATACGGTATAGCACCTGATTCCTCCCGGCATGGGAGGTCAATTCCCGGCATGGGAGGTATGAAAAATGGCAGGACCGCCGCCTAAGGACATAACGAAGTTAGCTGGTCACGGAGCCGCCAAGGCGCGCGATGCCGTGATGAAGCGGTTGACGGCCACGGCGGCTCAACAGCCGTCACTACCCCCTCGCTGGCGCACGAACCCGAAGACGCAGAGACGGCATCGCATCGCGTGGCCGGCTGAAACCCGGGAGTTCTGGCGGGTGTGGGCGGACAGCCCGCTTTCGGTCGAGTTCACGGAAACGGACTGGTTAGAACTTCTCATCGCGGCCCGGCTGCACGCCGCCGTGGTGGAGGGAGATCTGAAATCGGCCCCTGAGCTGCGGTTACGTGTCGCTAAGTTTGGTGCGACGCCGGAGGATCGGGCGCGGTTGCGGATCGCGTTCGTGGCTGCTGATGAGGCTGAGAAGCCGAAACCGGAGCGTAAGTCGGTGTCCCGCTATGACGGGTTGAAATCTGTTGGTGGTGGGAATGCCGTGGCGCGGCCCGAATTATCCGGGTGAGGTTCCGACCGCCGGCTGGGCGGTGTTGGAGTGGATTGCGCAGTGGTTGTTGATCCCGGACGGGCCGTTGGCCGGGGAGCAGATGGTTTTGACACCGGAGCAGGCCCAGTTTGTGCTCGATTTTTATGCGATAGACCCGGGCACGGGTAAACGCGCTGTTCGGAGGGGGGTTTTGTCGCGTCCGAAGGGTCACGGCAAAAGCCCGTTGATGGCGGCGTTGTGTCTGGTTGAGGCTATCGCGCCGGTGGTGCCGGATGGGTGGGACGCCGGGGGGGAGCCGGTGTTGCGGCCGTGGGTGTCGTTGGGGTTTAAGGCTAAGGTGCAGATCCTCGGTGTGAGTGAGGATCAGACGGCGAATACCTACGATCCGTTGCTGGACATGATCCGTAACGGCCCGCTGGTCAATGAGCCCGGTATTGAGGCGATGGAAACGTTCGTCAACGTTCCGCGTGGCCGGATCGAGGCGGCTACGTCGTCGGCGACGTCGCGGGAGGGTTTCCGCCCGGTGTTCGCCGTCATGGATCAGACGGAGTCGTGGGTCACGTCCAATGGTGGCCGTAGGGTGGCGGCGACGGTTCGCCGTAACCTCACGAAAACCGGTGGTTCGAGCATCGAGACACCTAACTCGTATCGGCCGGGGTTCGATTCGGTGGCCGAGGAGTCGCATAAGGCGTGGTTGCTGCAGCGCGAGGGCCGACTGCGTAACGAGTCGGGGATTCTGTTCGATCACCGCGAAGCCACCGCCGACACCGATATCACGGATCGCGCCGGGTTGCTGGAGGGTTTGCGCCTGGCCTATGGGTGCAGCGCGGCCGCTGAGTGTGCGCTTGCGCAGCGCGGTGACCATGTGCCGCATGAACCTGGCTGGGTTGATTTGGAGCGGGTGCTGGCCGATTTCTGGGACCCGGCAACAGATCCCAGCGACGGGCGCATGTATTTCCTGAATCAGATCACCAGCGCGTCGGATGCGTGGTTGTCGGCGTTGGAGTGGCGGGCGTGTGGGCCGCAGCGCGGCGACGATCAGCGTGTGGTGGACCCGGTGGAACCGGTTGTGCTCGGTTTTGATGGCTCCAAGGGCCGCGGGCGCGGTAAGGCTGATGCTACGGCTCTTGTCGGTTGCACCGTGCGTGACGGGCATGTGTTCCTGATCCGGGCGTGGGAGGAACCGGACGGCCCGGACGAGTGGGAGGTGCCGCGGCTGGAGGTTGAGGCCGAAGTCAGGGACGCATTCAAAGCCTTCAACGTGGTCGGTTTCTACGCTGACCCGGCTAAGTGGGAGTCGTGGGTCGCCGACTGGGAGGCCCGCTATGGGCCGAAGTTGAAAGTGAAATCGGGTGTTAAGCATCCGATCGAGTGGTGGATGCTCGGCGGGCGGTCGGTGATGACGGCGAAAGCGTTGGAGAAGTTTCACACTGCGGTGGTGAACAGGGAGATGACCCATGATGGGTCCGGTGTGCTCACCAGGCATGTGTTGAACGCGCGCAGGAAGGTCCGTAACGGTCAGTTGCATATCGGTAAGGAATTCCCGGAGTCGATGAACAAGATTGACGCTGCGGTTGCGGCGGTGTTGGCGTGGCAGTGCCGCGTTGATGCGGTGGCGGCCGGGTTGGCGGAATCTAAGGTGCGTGTTGCGCCGAGGCGGCTTCGGTGACGTGGCGCTAAGTGCGCAGGACTGGTTGGCGCGGCTGTCCGTGCAGATGGATGCGCGGCGGTCCAGGTTGACGCGGCTGCGGTCGTACATGGACGGTAACGCGCCGCTGCCCGAGGGCGCTGAGGGTTGCCGCGAAGCGTACCGGCTGTTTCAGCGTAAGGCGCGCACCAACTTCGGTGAGCTGATCGTTGATGCGACTGCTGAGCGGATGACGGTTTCTGGGTTCCGTGTGGGCTCGTCGCAGTCCGATGATGATGCGGCGCGCAGGATTTGGCGGCGGTGGCGCGGCGCGGTCGGGTCGATGGATGTTCACCGCGACATGCTGGGCTTGTCGGCCGGCTATGTGATGGTGCAACCGGGCCGTGACGGTGCGCTGATCACCTATGAGCGCCCGGAGCAGGCGATCACCGAAGCCGACCCACTTGACCCGAACACGGTGCGGGCCGGGCTGAAGGTGTACCGCGACCCGGCGGAAGGTTTCGACCGGGCGTTCCTGCACCTGCCGGGCGCGCTGTCGGTGTTTGAACGCCAGTACGGCGACATTGACCCGCTGTTGACGACGCCGCCGCAGCCATTGACGGTGTCGGGTGGCTGGGAACTGGTCGGGGAGCGTGGCACCGGGTTGGATTTCGTGTCCATCTACCCGTTTGTGAATCGTGACGGTCAGGGCGAGTTCGAAACCCACACCGATGTTTTGGACCGCATCAATTTCAATGTGTTGCAACGTCTGGTGATCACGGCGATGCAGGCGTATCGGCAGCGCGCCATCAAGGCGGATCTGCCGGTGGAGGATGAGCAGGGCAACGAAATCGACTACGGAATCATGTTCAAACCCGGGCCGGGTTCACTGTGGACGTTGCCTGAGGGTGCGGAGCTGTGGGAGTCGCAGAGCACCGATTTGCAGCCCATTTTGTCGGCCGGTAAGGACGACATCGAGCATTTAGCGGCGGTGACGCGCACGCCGATGGCGGCGCTGATGCCCGAGGGTGCGAATCAGTCCGCGACGGGTGCCGATTTCGCGCGTGAAGGGCTGATTTTCAAGGCGCAGGACAGGATTAACCGGGCGGGGCCGGTGTGGGACGCGGTGATGGGGGCGGCGCTTGCGATCGAATCCGGATCGGCGGCACCGGTTGAGGGTGTGGAAACCCAGTGGTTGCCGCCGGAGCGTAGAAGCCTCGCGGAGAAGGCTGACGCGGCGAATAAGGCCACGGATTTGCCGTGGCGTGACCGGATGACCGATATTTGGCAGTTCTCCCAAGACCGGGTTGACTTGATGGAAGTCAACCGTGAAGCCGAAACATCAGCGGCACCTGTTGCGCCGCCACAGTTTTTCGCACCTGATGGTGCGGTAGTGCCCGACATGGGCGACCAGATGACCCGATAGGGAGAATGTTTCATGTCCGAACAACCATTGACTCAGCCCGAAAACGATCCTGCACCAACAGAACCAGCACCGGAAACCCCATCGCCGAAACCGGCGAAGGACTGGGAGTCCGAGGCGGCGAAGTGGAAAGCGTTGGCTCGTAAACATGAGGATGCGTCGAAAGCGAACGCCGACAAGGCTAAGCAGTTCGACGACATCACCGAAGCTCAGAAAACCGAGCTGGAGAAAGCTGTTGCCCGCGCTGAGAAAGCCGAGCAGGAGCGGACCGCTGTCGAGCAGCGCGCTATGCGTGCGGAAGTGTCCGCGGCCAAGGGTGTTCCGGTGGATTTGATCCACGGGTCCACTGTTGAGGAGATGGAGGCAAGCGCCGACAGGGTGCTCGCATTCCGCGGGGCCGCACCTGCAACCGATTTCGGTGGCGGGAAACGCGGTGATGATGTTGGTACGAAAACCAAACAGCTCACCCGCGATGACATGAAACGCATGACCCCGGAGCAGATCGTCAAGGCACGAGCCGACGGTTTGTTCGACGACATTCTCAAATCAACATGATAGATAGAAGGAAACGACAATGGCTGTAACGAATTTCGTTCCCGATCTCTGGTCGGCGCAACTGATGGTTCTGCTGCGCAAATCGACTGTTGCCGGTGCGCTGGTGAACCGTGACTACGAAGGTGAGATCCGGCGTATGGGTGACTCGGTGAAGATCACCAGCATCGTGCGACCCACGATCAGCACCTACACGGCCCACACCGACATCACGTTCGAGGACATCGACGACGCAACCCGAACCCTCAATATCGACCAGGCGAAAGCGTTCGCGTTCGAACTCGACGACGTCGAGCGCGCCCAGGCCGTCAACGGCGGCGCGGTGCTGTCGCAGGCCACCGACGAAGCCGGCTACGCGCTGCGGGACACCGCCGACCAGTTCCTCTTCACTACCATCAGTGCCGGTGTGTCGGGAACTGCGCCGGACAACTCGATCGCGGAGGCGACGATCTCCACCGCCGCCGGCGCCTACGACCGGCTGGTCGATATGCGGGTGCTGCTCGACACCAACAATGTGCCCGACATCGGCCGCTGGGCTGTGGTAACCCCAGCGTTCTACGGGTGGCTGCTGAAAGATTCGCGGTTCATCTCCGCCGGTGATGACGCGGCGGCGGCGACCCGCGCAAACGGCCGGATCGGTTCCGCGGCGGGTATGGACATTTACGTGTCCAACAATCTGCCCGCCGGGCCGGGAGCGGGCGCGGGTACGAACCTGCTCGCCGGTTATCGGGGTGCGATCACGTTCGCTGAGCAGATCGCATCGGTCGAAGCGGTTCGGCTGGAGAAGCGGTTCGCCGACGGCGTCAAAGGATTGCACCTCTACGGCGCCAAGGTCACCCGCCCGGAGGCGCTTGTCTCCGCGGACACCATCGCCTGATGGCTGAGAAGCGGCGTCTCGTCGGGCAGTTCGGCGCGGTGTTCGTGCCGAACTGCGACGAGGACACGATCGCGGCGCGACTCGCATCCGGTGAATGGTCCGAAGTTGAGGAACCGAAGAAGCGGCGCGGGCGCCCACCCGCACATGCTGAACCGGAACCCGAACCGGACGTGTTCGGCGAATAAATTCGAGGAGGTGAGGTCGGGTGTCCGAATTGACCAGCATCGCTGAGGTTAGTGCGGCGCTCGGCCGCACCCTCGACACAGCAGAACAAGCCAGGGCCGCTGCGTTGATCCCGTTGGCATCGGCGCATATCGAGGCGTACACGGGTCGACGGTTCACCCCCGGCCCACACACCTGCGGCCGGGTGGTGCGCTGCGGACAGGTGCAATTACCGTCCGTGACGGTAGATTCGGTGACCACCATCCAGACGTTGAACATGGCGACCGGTGATGTGCAGGAAATCACCGACTGGGTGATGCGCGGCAACACCATCTACCGCCTGCCCTGCGGATACGTCCTGATCGATTACATCGCAGGTAGCGGGATCCCGGTGGATGTGGCCGGGGTCGCGGCGGGGATGGTCGCCGCGGCGGTCGAAACCCCGGCGGGCAGCCCGACCAGCGAAACGATCGGCCCGTTCAGCATGTCATTCAACAGCCAGTCCGGCCGGGTGTGGCTGTCGAAATCCGATCGGGCGATTTTGGGCCGGTACAAGCAGACCCTCGCTGCGATGCTGCTATGACCGAGGAAGTGATCCGGCACCGTGGCGGCGGCCGCGACGAAAACGGGCAATTAACCACCGAATCCGGGGGAGTTGTTCTACCCGCCACGTTGCCGGTCACGCTGGGCGGCTCAGGCACCCTCACCGCTATCGCGGTGGCGCCGGGGGCGGGTTCGGAGCGGCTGGC